TTATTGAATCGTCAGAACCACGCGGCCAATCAGCCTGATATCATCAATCCCGCAATCAAACGCTACGCCGATGCCGCTGACGTGCACTTTCCTGACCGGAATGCGCGTTAGCGTCCTGACGCTGGCGGTTCCTTCAATTTCGACCAACCAGACGCCGTCATGCATATCTTCAAAATCGGTATCGATGATGTACTGGGTGGTTTCCGCCAACAGTAAGAAAGCACTGCGCGGTTCCTGTTTCAATGGCGCGTATAACGCTTTATCCAGCATCACATAACCCGCTTCCTCGATTTTGCCGCTGATTAGCTTTTTTCTAACCAGCGTGGGCGTGTCGGGTTTGCTTTCAGAGAATTTTGAGCCTTTGCCTGTGATCAACCATTGCAGGTCTGCGCCCGTTTCCATCACGCACTGTAAAACGATATCTGAAGGAAAAACATCACGTTTATAGCGTGCAGACAGGCTACTTGCTGCAATTCCAAGGTGATCTGCAAGCTGCATTTTCATGGTAAAGCCGTAGGCATCGACAACGCGATCCAGAGCTTCTGCGCTCGAGTTCGGAAATTTGAAATTAGTATAAACGCTCATTTTTATTGACACTTAGATTTAGTCTAAGTATCCTCCAGTTTAAGTTAGCCTTTGAATGATGCAACAGGGTGCGGCTTTATCTGATAACTCAGGATTTTGCCTGATGAGGCTCATTTTTACAATCATCAAGCCAGAACCTTATTGTCGCAATGAGATGCAGGGCTAATGCAGTCAGCGCACGTGGAGAGGCGCGTAAAAGCGCGCTTTCAGGGTCGAAAGCGCTCTCAGGCCGCGGCTGGCGCAGCAACGCGCCCTGTCCGGGGCAATCTGGGGGGAAACCGTCTGCGCACCTGCCGTTTCGCTTAATGCTTAACGAGCGTCATGGATGAGACAGGCGCGAATCCGCCGCCAGTAAAACGTCACTGTAATAACGATGAGGGTATTGATTCGTCAAAACCCGCTGCAACGTTTTTCGGAGGAGCCTATGAACCGCACCGTCCAGGTCATCAGTCAGTCATCTGCCGGGCCACGTTTCACCGCAGAGCAAGACTGCCACAGCGAAAAAATGACGTTTGATGCGTTTCGACAGCACTGGCGCTTGCTGCGCGATCACAACCGAAACCCATCGCTTCGCTATTTTAATCGTCAAAATGATGACTTTAAATTTTGCGTATTAACCCTGGCTAACCGCGACTGCCCGGGCATGTTCAGGCTGGAAGACATTGGCAGGCCTTTCCAGTTTTTTGACCAGGCGCGCCGTGAGCACATCATTTTAGCAATGAATAAGCTGGCCCGCTGGGGAAACATGTTGCCGCGTCAGTTCTCAACGGCTGACTGCTTTCTGCCTGAATAAATAAATCACCCCTGACGTGATGACGTAAACCCGTCGGGCATGCCTTTGCCCAAAATCTGGAGAGAAATGATGAATACCGAGACACATCCAATGAACGACGCCATGGCCTTTACCCTCAATAAACTGCTCGATAATGAGCGTAAAGCCTGCGCGCTGGCCGTGGCGAAGCGGCTGAGTGCGATGGCAGCGCACATTACGCGGCAGACGCTAAACGGCATCGAAGCAGCAGAGCTGTTGCGATCTGAAGCTGAGCGTTATGAAAACGAATCAGGTGAGATGCGCTAATGGCAGATGCAATCGATATTGCGCAGCAGCGCAGCGAGGAAATCCTGGCGCAAAATATCGCGCAGGTTACGCAACGTCCTGTGGCGATCGGCGCCTCGTTCTGTGAAGAGTGCGACGCACCGATTCCTGAAGCGCGCCGTCGTGCGCTGCAGGGCGTGACCCGCTGCCTCTCCTGTCAGGAGTTGAGCGAGCTGAGAGCACGTCTTCACTACGGGAATACGCGATGATGTCGTTCGCTTACCCGTGGAACGCCCCGCGGCTGGCGATAGCCAGCCCGTATCTGACCCATGACCAGCAGCAGCACCGTCATCGACAGATTGCGGCGTGGTTGCACGGACAGAAAATTCTTCATGCCCAGCCCAGCATTGTCCAGATGGACGTGAAGCGTCGTCTTGCCAGTCTGGAACAGCAGCAGGGAACAGCCCGGGCCAATGCCTACTTAGCAAAAACCTTTGTTGAGCGCACATTGCCACGTGTTGACGCTGTTAACCGACGTTATCAACTGCATGATATGCGCACGGGCGTTGTCGCACAGCTGGCCCGCAGCATGTCCTGCCCGCAGGGCGCAGCCAGAGCCGCCGGCACGCTGTGGGAACTGATGAAACGCTTTAACCGCCTTCCGGATATGTCCCGTGCCGACACTGATGTGTTGGCAGGGGATATCGCGCATTTCATTCACGCGGAGCTGGTGCAACTGCACACTCACGCCCAAACCGATACGGACTACCGTTATACCCACAGACTGTATATGACCGCGGCGGTGATCACCCGTGAGCTGGGTCTGACGCCGCCTTTATGGGAAACCGTCAGCGCCCGCGTATTCTGCCCTGAAGCGGTGACCTCAGCCATTCTGCGTATGCAGGCGGAAAAATGGTGGAAAGGCCAGCTGCGTCGTATCAGTGCCTTCTGGCGTGAACATCTGCATATCGCCCTGGCAAACGTCAATAAAACGCATTCCCCTTATGCCAGCCTTATGGCCGTAGCGGAATGGCGTGAGCAACGCCGCCGTACCCGTGATTTCCTCCAGGGAATGGATCTGGAGGATGAAGAGGGCAACCGCATCAGCCTGATTGAAAAATACGACGGCAGCGTAGCCAATCCGGCTATTCGTCGTGCTGAACTGATGACGCGTATTCGTGGCTTCGAAACCATCTGTCAGGATATGGGCTTTCGGGCCTGCTTCTACACGTTAACCGCGCCGTCACGCTATCACGCGACCTTGCAGAGTGGTCACCGTAACGCTAAATGGACGGGGGCCAGCCCGGCCGAAACACAGCGCTATCTCTGCTCACTCTGGCAAAAAGTGCGGGCCAAACTGCACCGTGAAAAGATCAGCATTTTTGGTTTACGGGTTGCGGAGCCGCATCATGATGGCACGCCCCACTGGCATCTGCTGATGTTTATGCGCCCTGAAGACGTTAACCGCGTAGACGAGATCCTGCGCCATTACGCCTGCCAGCAGGACAGTGAGGAACTGAACAGCGCAAATGCACGTAAAGCCCGTTTTCACGTCGAAGCGATCGATCCGGCGAAAGGCAGCGCGACCGGCTATGTTGCCAAATATGTTTCTAAAAACATTGACGGCTATGCGCTCGAGGGCGAGCGGGATAACGAGAGCGGTAAACCGCTAAGGGAGACGGCGATGGCGGTGTCGGCATGGGCAGCACGCTGGCACATCCGCCAGTTTCAGTTTATTGGAGGCGCGCCCGTAACAGTTTATCGCGAACTTCGCCGCATGGCGGACACCGAAACCGCGCATGGCCTGAGCGTGGAATTCGCCGCGGTGCACGATGCGGCCGATGCCGGTCAATGGGCCGACTACATCAATGCCCAGGGCGGCCCGTTCGTTAAACGCGACGCGCTTGCGGTGCGCACCTGGTACCAGCCCGCCGAAAGCTGTAATGCGTTTGGTGAGGAAATCCAGTCAATTAAGGGCGTTTACGCCACTGCCGTTGGTGCTGATACGCCAGTCCTGACGCGGTTAAAGCTATGGAAGCTGGTGCCCAAACGTGCTGAAGATGCGGGCGACGAAAAAAGCCACTCCGCTTCGTCGTCTTGGAGTTCTGTTAATAACTGTACGGACCCCGTAAGCCGTTTTTATGCCGGAAGTGAGGTCTCTGACGATCTGCGCACAGATCCGTGGCGCAGAGGTCACCAAGGCGAAAGGGCTTCCAGGTTTATCTGCCGGGCTTCGCCTTTACGCATTCCTGGCCCTGTTTCAGGCGACGACAGAGGCGATGCTTTTCCTGCAGCCCAGCCAACGGTGAGGATTTCTTTTTCGCCCTGACGTGACGAAAAGGCGGAGTGAAAACCTGCTGTTTTGGATGGGTAAATGAAGAAAATCTATTGATTTTTCTTACGCTTCTGGCGTAAGTGTGCCTTCACCTGTCTGGCAGGCAGTACAACAAAAGTTGATGCCTATCAACATGATATAATTTTTTACGAACTATCTTAAAACGCTTCCACAGTTAATGAATGCTATGCTACTGTATGTATGTACAGTATTTATTTGGGGGAGGGAATTGTGGGAAATGAATTACATGAGCGAGTCATGCTTGAACGCGTCGAACTTATCGCCAGGCTTACCAGTGAAGGAGCCTGCCGGGAGCGTGACAGGGAAATCGCGTTAAATTTGATCGCTGAAATCGCTGCGAACTACACCCTTTCCGATAACCACTTTTCTGTTGTCTTTGCGGCGACGCCTTTAAAAAAATCATGATGGCGACGCGTTCACTGTGACATCAGGACGGTTGTCCGTTGCCTGAGCCATCTTAACGGATGAGAGGGTTCAGGCGCGGGCAACAGCAAAACCGCGCCAGTGCGTTTTATCGCTGACATTGCGTCATGACCGACCGAAAACGCCGGGCATCTGCTGCCTGCAGGCGTTTGCAGCAACCCCTGTTCGCCAGGCGTAGTCTTCCCCCACCTTTACTGAATAACGTTATCCCGGCCGCTTTCCTGTCAGCGTTCGCGGCAATCTTTTGGTTACTGCCCCTTTCCTGTTGCTGGCTTACGACCTCTCCCGGTCGTCGCTGTGAAAGCAAATACGCTCACGTCATCCCAGCGCTTTCGCGACCCTTCCATCGACGCCCGCATTCAGGGTGTAACCCTCTGCCCGCCCAGCCTTGAGCGGACGGCCTTGCGTTGAGCAAGCGCCTGCTGAGGCACACACTACTTCTGACAAGCGGCAGGCACAGCAATCTCTGGATCGCTCTGCGCGAAGGCCAATGCACATCGCGTATCCGGGTTATCCGGATTCGGCTTCAGGGCGGTTTGGTGGCCCGACGGTGCAATTCTCTGAACAGGTTTCTGTTGGCCAACGGGGCCTTTATTGCCTGTCACCACGACAGCGGATGTTCTCAACTTATCGCCTACTCGACCATGGCTTTTACGCTCATAAGGGGCCAATCAATGCTGATTTACGCACAACAGGAAGAAACCGTTGATGAGATCTGCTGGCGTTACTACGGACGCACGCAGCAGGCGGTTGAACAGGTTTATGCCGCCAATCCTGGCCTGGCAGAACAAGGCCCAACATTACCGCACGGATGCAGAGTGGTGTTACCGGAGCTGCCTCAGGCGGCCACGGGTGAAACCCTCAATCTGTGGGATTAGCGCCAATGGAAAAAATCAGTTCTCTGATTAATTACCTCATCGGGATCGTCCTGATGTGGTTTGGACGTCACACACCGCAGGATATCGCCTTTATGGTTGGCTCTGGCGTCGCCGTTTTGACCATGTGCACCAACGTTGCGACGTTTTTTATCAACTGGCACTACCGTCGCAAAACTTACGAGCTACAGCAGCGCAACTTACAGGGGCTTAACTTTGAGCCAGACCGCTAAACGTTGCGCCGTGGCGGCCGTACTGGCCCTGGCCGCGTTGCTACCGCAAATCAACATGCTGAAAACCTCTGAAGCCGGCCTGAAGCTGATTGCCGATGCAGAAGGCTGCCGCACCTCGCCCTATCAGTGCAGCGCCGGCGTCTGGACCAACGGCATTGGTCACACGCAAGGTGTTACCCCGACCAGTGTGGTGAACGAGCGCCAGGCCGCAGTAAACCTGGTTTACGACGTGATGCGCGTTGAACGCGGGATCGACCAGTGCATGCCACGTGAAATGCCATTCCAGGTTTATGACGCGGTAGTGTCATTCGGTTTTAACGTTGGCGTGCACGCCGCCTGTCAATCAACCCTGGCGGGATTGATCAACAGCGGCCGCTGGCACGATGCCTGCCTGCAGCTTAAGCGCTGGGTATATGTCAAAGGCACCTACAACCCGGGCCTGGATAACCGTCGCCAGCGCGAAATGGCGTGGTGTTTAAAAGGAGCGGCATGATGCGACTGGTTGCACTGGCGATCGCCATTTTGCTTATTGCCCTGGGCTTAACCGGCTGGCGCCTTAGCGTGATGACTCATCAACGGGATGAGGCACAGCGCAGGGTGAGTACGCTGACGGCTGACGTCAGCAGCCGGGACAAGGCGCTGGCCCAACTCGATGCGGATATCCAGGCTAGCCGAAAACGCGAGGCGGCGCTGCGGCTGCTTCAGAACCAGGCCAGCGCGCAGGCGCTCCATCGTGAAACCATTATCAGAAGAGAAACCGATGCCAATCCCGCTTTACGTGCCTGGAGCGCTGCTGCTTTGCCTGCTGACGTTATCCGGCTGCACAGCCGTCCGGCCTTCAGCAATGCCCGAGATTATCTGGACTGGTTGTCCACGCGTGACAAGTTGCCCCATTCCGGAAAACAACCTGCAGACGCAGGGTGATTTGGCGGCGGATAACCGCCAGTTAGAGGCTGCGCTCGCATCGTGCGGGTTGCAGATTGAGATGATTAAAGCGTGCCAGGAGCAGCATGATGTTGAAAGCGAACCAACTACGCCAGGTGCTGATAAACAGCGTTCCGCTGCTTCAGCAAAATCCTGACAACCTGACGATAGCGATTCAGTCCGGAAACCTGGTTTCCACGCTGGCCAGCTCGCTGTCGTTTGAATACCACTTCCAGCTGGCCGTCACGATTACTGACTTCGCAGAGGATATCGATCTGATCATGGTTCCCCTGCTGACATGGCTTCGGGAAAACCAGCCCGACATCATGGTTTCGGATGAGAAACGTCGCACCGGCTTTACCTTCACCCTTGAGGCAACCGGAGATGGGCGCAGTAAGGTGAATATCACTCTGCAACTGACCGAACGCGTCTGGGTTGAGCAGCAGAACGGCGCATTACACATCACGCATCTGCCAGAACCGGCTATGCCGGAAAATGTTGAGCGCCCCTGGCAGTTGTACATCAGAGGCAAGCTGGTCAGCGAATGGAAAACATAGCGATAACCCTTATCCGCTGACGCGCTGTTTAGCCATCCCTGGGTAAACGGCATTCGATTGCCGCTTTTCTCCTGCAACGAGAAACTAATGCCATGAACGAGCAAATATTAGAAATCAAGCGCTTGCTGCGCAACATGGTCCGCATTGGCACCGTTGCCGCCATCAATCTGGAGGCGGGAACCTGCCGGGTAAAAACCGGCGATAACACCACTGACTGGCTGCACTGGCTAAGTGCCCGGGCGGGAAGAACCCGTTCATGGAATGCGCCGTCGCCAGGCGAGCAGGTGCTGATCATAAGCCTGGGCGGTGAGCTGAACAGCGGCTTCGTGTTACCCGGCGTGTTCTCTGACGCCAGCCCGGCGCCCTCGGCCTCTGCCGATGCGCTGCACTACTCTTTTCCTGATGGTGCGGTCATTGAATACGAGCCTGCAACCGGCGCGCTGAAAGCCGAAGGGATTCAGACGGCGACGATCAAGGCGGCTGTCAAAATCCTGCTGGATACGCCAGAGGTGGAGTGCACCACGTTACTGAAAACCGCCACGCTGGAAGTGACCCAGGGCGGCACCATGAAGGGCGATGTGTCGCACAGCGGCGGCAGCTTCGCCTCCAACGGCAAAGTGCTGCATACGCACCAGCATCCGGGCGACAGCGGTGGCACCACAGGAGCACCATTATGACAACAGCACGCTACACCGGCATGAGCCGCGAAACAGGCGTAACCCTCGTTGAGCTGGAGCATATCCGCCAGTCCGTCCGTGACATTCTGACGACGCCGCTGGGATCGCGGGTGATGCGCCGTAACTACGGTTCACTGCTGTCGGCGCTAATCGACCAGCCGCAGAACGACCGGTTGCGCCTGCAAATCATGTCGGCCTGTTATATGGCGATTCTGCAGTGGGAGCCGCGCATCAGCCTGACTGCCATTAATTTTGAATCTGCGTTTGACGGCGGGATGGTGGTGGAAATCACCGGCAACCGTGCGGACACCGCGCAGGATTTTTCGTTAACCGTCCCTGTGAGTTGAATCATGCCTACTATCGACCTGAGCCAGCTGCCTGCGCCAAACGTGGTGGAAACGCTGGACTATGAAACGCTGCTTGCCGAACGCAAAGCCACCTTGATTTCGCTCTATCCTGCAGACGAGCAGGCATCGGTTACCCGGGTTCTGGCGCTGGAGTCCGACCCGCTGGTGAAACTCCTGCAGGAGAACGCCTACCGGGAAGTCATTCTGCGTCAACGCATCAACGAGGCGGCCAAGGCGGTGATGGTGGCCTGGGCCAACGGCAGCGATCTGGATCAACTGGGCGCCAACAACGGCGTGACGCGGCTGGTGCTGACGCCCGCGGATAATACCGTTACGCCGCCGGTTGAGGCGGTAATGGAGCGGGATGAAGACTTCCGTGCCCGCATTGCCGCCGCGTTTGAAGGGCTGAGTGTTGCGGGGCCGTCCGGTGCTTACGAATTTCATGCACGCAGCGCCGATGGCCGCGTAGCCGATGCCTCGGCTATCAGTCCCTCTCCCGCCAGCGTCACGATTACCGTGCTGTCCCGCGAAGGCAACGGTGCGGCGGGCAGCGACCTGCTGGCGATCGTGAATGCCGCGCTAAATGATGAAGATGTTCGTCCGGTTGCTGACCGGGTTACCGTCCAGTCGGCTCAGATTGTGGATTACCGGGTTGACGCCACGCTGTATTTGTATCCCGGTCCCGAGGCGGAGCCCATCCGTGCCGCAGCCGAGGCGAAGCTCAAGGCATTTGTAAACACCCAGGCACGTTTAGGCCGCGATATTCGCAAGTCTGCGCTGTATGCCGCGCTGCATGTAGAAGGTGTACAGCGCGTCGAACTGGCCCAGCCGGTGGCCGATGTGGTGCTGGATAAAACTCAGGCCGCGTTCTGCACCGGCTACCAGATCACGGTAGGAGGTTCCGATGAGTAAACGCCTGCTGCCAACGGGTTCATCAGCCCTGGAAGTTGCCGCGGCTGAAGCCTGCGCAGCGCTGGAATCCATTCCTGTTCCTTTGCGCCAGTTATGGAATTCGCAGACCTGTCCGGTGGAGCTACTGCCCTATCTGGCCTGGGCCTGGTCGGTGGATCGTTGGGATTCGGGCTGGAGCGAAAGCACGAAACGCAGCGTGGTTGCTGCATCGGAATATATCCATAAACACAAAGGCACGATTGGCTCTCTGCGACGTGTGGTGGAGCCGATTGGCTACCTGATTCGCTTCACCGAATGGTGGCAAAACGATGGCATCCCCGGAACCTTTCGCATTGATGTCGGCGTGCAGGAAGCCGGGATTGATGAGGCAATGTACAACGAGCTGGAGCGGTTAATTGCCGATGCGAAACCGGTCAGTCGCCATTTGACTGGACTATCTATCAATCTGGATTCAAAGGGGTCTTTACCTGTGACAGTCGCCAGTTATAGCGGTGACGAGTTAACCGTCTACCCCTACAGACCTTGAATAACACCGCGGGCGGTTCGAGTTATACCGTGCAGCGATCCATCTTAATGACCTGACGGAAGTGAGAGCATGACAACGAAATATTTTGCCCTACTGACCAATCAGGGCGCGGCAAAGCTGGCCAATGCCGCGGCCCTGGGAACCCAACTGCAGATTACCCAGATGGCGGTGGGTGACGGCGGCGGTGTTTTGCCTACGCCCGATCCTGCGCAGACCAAACTGGTGGGCGAAAAGCGCCGTGCCGCGCTGAATTCGCTGAAGGTGGATGCCGCGAACAGCAGCCAGATTATCGCTGAACAGATTATCCCTGAAGGCGAAGGCGGCTTCTGGATCCGTGAGATTGGCCTGTATGACGCCGATGGCGTGCTGATTGCCGTTGCGAACTGCGCGGAAACCTATAAACCGCAACTACAGGAAGGCAGCGGCCGTACTCAGACTGTACGTATGATTTTGATCGTGAACAGCACCAGTGCTGTAACGTTAAAGATTGACCCGTCTGTCGTGCTGGCCACGCGCCAGTATGTGGATGACAAAGTCATCGAGGTAAAAGCTCACACCGACGATGTGATGAAGAAGCATATCGATGCGGCGAATCCTCACGGCCAGTATTTGCAAACGGCCAAAGCGTTGGCAGAAATCAAAGATGCGGGGCTGGTGATTCAGGCTCGAAAAAACCTCGAATTAGGTAGTGCGGCCTTAAGTGATTTGCAGACATCAAAAAACGACGTTACTGCTGGACGAGTTTTGGTCAACGGTGGCGCAGTTGCAGTTCAAACGGTTGCTGCCAGTAGTGTTGAAGGGTTCGAGTACAAGGACGCCAACGATTTACCAGCAAATGCGGTTAGTTTCGTTTATACGTCTGCAAAAAATTCACCCGGCTTTGATGGTTCATTACTAAGCTATGCCGGGCTTAATGGTGATTACCAAGTACAGCTGTCTGTGGAATATCAAACGGGTAACCGTATTGCTTTTCGCGGAATGAATGGTGACGACCAGCAATGGCAGAAATGGAATCAGTTCTACCATACTGGCAACAAACCTACGGCAAGAGACATAAATGCGGTTCAGGCGGGCGGCGGTGAGGGAATGGCCTCTGAGGGAACTAACCAAATAATTCTGGGTTGGGATAGCCACAAACTTGTTGGTCAGGTTGACAGCTATTCGCTAGGCGCCATGTTTTATGAAAAAAATCCACCGACTCCAGCACAGGTGGGGGCCATTCCGGCAACTGGCGGGTCTGTAGCGTATCTTGATGGTGCGGAACATTACGCTACACAGAATGCCAGCTGGCCTGCATCCGGTGCTTATGCTGACCAATATAAAGATCCGAGAGCGCCATTCGTTAAGCCATTTGGATATGCCGCGCCCAGAGGTAATAGCTGCTATTCCCCCATCATTAAAGGCCTCATACAAACTGAAGGGTTAGGGTATGGGACTTCAGTCAGTTTTGGTGCATTGACGTTGGGTGACGGCCATTTTGCTAATGGTTGTATTCACGTCATAGGTGATAATGGCTTCTCACAGGCATGGTTGTTTGATCCTCACACAGGTAATTTTAACTCGCCGGGTGCTGTGTATGTTGGCGGATCTGTAATTGATACAAATGGCAACATTAATGGAGCGGCTTGGGGAGGATGGCTGAGCGACTGGCTTAATACGCAATTATCTGGTCGTGATAACAATATTAGTAATCGCGCCACTTGGTCTTATGTTGACCAGAACTTTGTACGAGACATCAGGTTAGTCAGTAGGGGCCAATTGCTCACAGATGGAGTGATGGCTGAAGCTCCCGGAGGAGCAGTTATTACTGGTGGTAATGGTAACGAAGGTAGTCAATTAGGATATATGTATTTTCGCTACATGCAAAAATACGTTAATGGCAACTGGTATACGGTGGCATACGCATGAAAAAATACGGACCATTCAAAATTTATACACCTGCGCAAGATACGTCTTCGGATGAATTAGCGAAATACATTAATGCTCAATATATTAGTACTCCTGATGGGATGGATTGGTATAAACTACAGGCTACTTTTAATGAAAAAATGCTGAAAGTGGTTTATATAGATTCAGGTGTTATTACACAGGCCAGTTATGACATTAGTGCGTTATGGCCAGTAGATGCCTTTATTGCTGAAATACCGCTAGATCGAGTCCCTGAAAATTTTACCATTCCACTATCTGGACAGGAATGGCAGTTCGATGGTTTCAATATTGTCCCTAGAATTTATACGCCAGAAGAGCAACAACGGCAAGTGCAAGCTGAACTTGCCCAGAAGCTTGCGCGCGCGGCGACCGCAATAGCGCCATTACAGGATGCAGTAGATTTAAATATGGCTACAGATGAAGAAGCAGCACGTTTGCTTACCTGGAAAAAATACAGGGTGGCTCTCAATCGTGTTGATACTACTAGACCTGTCTGGCCAGAGGTGCCTGCTTAATACAAAGTCAGTGAGTGATTGCCATTTTCTTAAAATTTCAATCACTCATTTCAATCCTTCAAAATACCCATTGCTTATGATTAAAGAAATACATTGAGTGCGCTCATTTTATTTTATTTAATCGCCTTTTGATTGATTTATGTGGTTTATGGTAGGGTGTGTTATTTTTATTTTTAGTGTTTTTTGATTGGTTGGTATTATATTTTATTAATGAGCGTTCGCTTTCAATTACTTCTTCTCTTTTGCCTTCATACTCTTCAGTAATGTCAAAATCGCAGCGAAAAATATTAATTAAAAGATGTATTGTAACTTAAGGTTATATTATCGTGCAGATCGCGCTGGCATACAAAAAATTATATGGAAGCTTACCTGCAGTGGCTTGAGAGCGTGAGATCGAGCGTACTGATTGCAGTCTCGCTCAGAGAGCATGCCACGGCCCATCCGGATGGCGCTTTATGGATTGTGGAAGCTGCTTCTAAAAAAGCCGTTGAAGCCCTACTGAAACAGGATCCATTCTGGTTAGAGGGATTGCGTCAAAACGTTGAGATTCGGCTCTGGAGGAGGGCTTTTGACCGTCCCGTCACCTTATAAATAAACGCTGCTGTTTAGCCACGCGCCAGCAAACCGCAATCGCATGCATCCTTTTCATTGACCTGACACTCTGAGCACACCCACAACACGGAGTGCTACAGATGTCTGATTTTCATCACGGTGTCCGCGTCGTCGAAGTCAATGACGGTACACGCACCATTTCAACAGTTTCAACCGCCATTGTTGGCATGATCTGCACCGCAGAAGATGCTGATGCAACGGCATTTCCTCTTAACACACCTGTTCTGCTGACCAACGTGCAGGCAGCTATCGGTAAAGCCGGTACCAAAGGCACCTTAGCGGCCGCGCTGCAGGCGATTGCTGACCAGGCGAAGCCGGTAACCGTCGTGGTTCGCGTAGCAGAAGGCGCGAGCCAGGCTGAAACCACCTCTAACCTGATTGGCTCGACGGATGCGAACGGTAAATACACCGGCATGAAGGCGCTGCTCAGCGCGCAAACGCAGCTGGGTGTTAAACCGCGCATTCTTGGCGTGCCGGGTCTGGATTCGCTGGAAGTGGCGACAGCGCTGGCCAGCATTGCCCAGCAGCTGCGTGGCTTTGCCTACGTGTCCGCCTGGAACAGCAAAACCATCTCTGACGCCATGAAGTACCGCGAAAACTTCAGCCAGCGCGAGCTGATGGTGATCTGGCCAGATTTTATTGCCTGGAACACGGCAACCAATAAATCTGAAATGGCTTATGCCACCGCACGTGCGCTGGGCCTGCGCGCCAAAATTGACAACGACACCGGCTGGCATAAAACCCTGTCTAACGTGGGCGTCAATGGCGTGACGGGTATCTCTGCAGATGTTTTCTGGGATCTGCAACAGACCGGCACCGATGCCGATCTGCTGAACGAAAAATGTGTGACCACGCTGATTCGCAAGGACGGTTTCCGTTTCTGGGGTAACCGCACCTGCAGTGACGATCCACTTTTTGCCTTTGAAAACTACACCCGTTCAGCGCAAGTGCTGGCCGATACCATGGCGGAAGCGCACATGTGGGCCAACGACAAACCGCTGACGCCAGTACTGGTACGCGAAATCATCGCCGGTATCAATGCCAAGTTCCGTGAGCTGGTCAGCGCCGGTTATCTGCTGGGCGCCAACTGCTGGTACGACGAAAGCGCCAACGATAAAGAGAGCCTGAAGGCGGGCAAACTGTTTATCGATTACGACTACACGCCGGTGCCGCCGCTGGAAGATCTGACCCTGCGTCAGCGCATCACCGATACCTATCTGGCGAACTTCGCCGCATCCGTAAACAGCTAAGGAGCCGGATAAATGGCACTGCCACGTAAACTCAAGGGGTTGAACCTCTTCAACGATTCAAACAGCTATCAGGGCATCGTCACCGCAGTTACGCTGCCGAAGCTGTCACGCAAGCTGGATACCTACCGCGCTGGCGGTATGAACGGTGCGGCATTCATTGATAACGGCCTGGACGATGCGGCACTCGATATGGAGTGGACGCTGGGCGGGATGGATGAGCTGGTATTAAGCCAGTGGGGCGCGATGGCGAACGTACCGTTGCGTTTCACCGGTTCTTATCAGCGTGATGACACCGGCGAAGAAATCGCCGTGGAAATCGAAGTACGCGGTAAGCACCAGTCCTTTGACTTCGGTGAAGCCAAACAGGGCGAAAACACCGAAACCAAAATCACCAGTAAAAACACCTATTTCAAACTGACCTGGAATGGCAAAGAGCTGATTGAAATCGACACCGTCAACATGGTGGAGAAGGTCAACGGCGTCGATCGTCTGGAACAGCGCCGTAAAAACCTCGGCCTGGTGTAATAACAACGGCCGGCGCGTCCTGCGCTGGCCCCTCTTGATTGGGATGGAGAAAAAATGGAACAGCTTGATAAGCCGGAACTGAAAGAAAACCTGGTGGTGCTGGAAAGCCCGATTTCACGTGGCGATGTGGTGATCGCTCAGGTTGAGCTGGTGAAACCGACCGCCGGCGCGCTGCGCGGTGTGCGGCTGGCTGACCTGGCCTCGTCCGATGTGGATGCCCTGTTGATGGTGCTGCCCCGCATTACTATGCCTTCGCTGACCAAAGCAGAGTGCAACGCACTGGACCCAGTTGACCTGATTGCCCTGGGCGGCAAGGTGATTGGTTTTTTGTCAGCGAAATCGGCCGCATAAGCTGGCCCCGCGATCTGACGGTCAATGACCTGATGGCCGATATTGCCAGCGTTTTTCACTGGCCACCCTCAGAAATGTATCCCATGTCGCTGGAAGAGTTACTCGACTGGCGGCATAGAGTGATGATCCGCAGTGGAGTAACCTCAGATGAGTAACACGCTCAAGCTGCAAGTGCTGCTGGAAGCGGTTGATCGGGCTACGCGCCCGTTCAATGCCGTACGTAAAGAAACCGAAAAGCTGTCTGCGGATATTCAGGAAACGCAGGATCGCCTGGACGAGCTCAACGCCAAATCCGCGCAGATTGAAGGGTTCCGTGAAACCCGCAAAGAACTGACGCTGACCCAACAAAATCTTAAAAATACCCGGGCAGAAGCAGCGGCACTTGCCATTCAACTTAAAAACACCCAAAACCCTACCGCGGAACAAACCCAGGCGCTGGATAAGCTGCGTCAGTCGGCTAACGCGCTGCAGCAAAAAAACCTTCAACTGCGTCAGTCGGTACAGGAGCAGCGCCAGTCCCTGAACGAGGCGGGAATTTCCACGCGCCGGTTGAGCAGCGAGCGCCAGAAGCTAAATCAACAAACAGAGCGCACGACATCCACCCTTAATGCGCAGGGTGAGTCCATGAATCTGCTAAATCAGCGTCAGGACAAGCTCAACCGCACCCGTGAACGTTACCGTGCGGGCATGGCGCTGGCAGATAACGTACAAAGCGCCAGTTCGAAAGCCAAAGACTTTGTCGAGAAGGGGCGCAAAGTTATCGATTATCTGTCACCCAGTGACGCGAAAGACGGCAAGGGACGCGTTGACGGGCAGGGCGCGGGCAATATCACAGAACTCAATAAGGCGATGGCCAGTGTCGGCCCGGTGGCAAAACAGGCGGGACTGAGTGTTGGCCAGACTGCGGCCATGATGGGCGTGCTGGCGGAAAACGGTATAACGGGCAGCCAGGCAGGCGCCGGCGCCAGTGCGATGTTAACGCACGTTCAGGCGCCTGATGCCAGCGCAGACAGCGCGCTTAAAGCGTTGAATGTGCAAACCGCTGACGACCAGGGCAACAGTCAGCCCATTTTCGCGGTGCTCAGCCAGGTGCAGGCGGCGTTTGAGAAAAACAAGCTCGACGCTGCCCAGCAGGCCACTTATCTGCAGGCCATCTTTGGTGAACAGGGCGCCGCACCTGCCGCAGCATTGATGAAGGGCGCGGCCAGTGGCCGGCTGGATCAGCTCTCTCAGGCGCCCGCTGCCCAGCCGCCTGCAGCAGATGCCTCTGTGGATACCCACCTGCAAGCTATCAGTCAGGACGGCTTATCCGTCCAGTCCGTTCTGACCGGCGTCATGAATATCAATCCTCAACTTTCTGACAGCCTGCTGACGCTGGCGGCCGGTGGGCTGACCTTGGTGGATTCCCTGGCCAGCGTCGGGAACATTGCCTGGCCGGTCATTAGCGGGCTGAGCACCATCATGGCGGGCGTGGAGCTGCTGGGCGGTGCATTTGCCATCATCGGCGGCGCGATTACGGGCACGCTGGGAGCGATCACGCTGCCGGTGGTGGTGCTTGGTGCGGCTATCGCGGCGGGGGCCATGCTGGTTTATCAGTACTGGGAACCGATCAGTGCCTTTATCAGCGGCATTGCTCAGGGCTTTAGTGCAGCGATGGGGCCGATAAGCGACGCGTTCGCGCCGCTGAAGCCGGTATTTGAGTGGTTCAGCAATAAAGTGTCCGAGCTGGGAGCCTGGTTCTCAAAGCTGCTGGAACCCGTGAAGTTTTCTCAACAGGAACTGGCCTCGGCAGGTGAGATGGGACAGCGCTTCGGCAATATGCTGGCGACGGCACTCAAATTACCCGGTGAAGCCCTGAATCAGCTGCGGGGCGGCATTGACTGGGTGCTGGGCAAGCTTGGCATCATCGATGAGAAATCTGACAAGGTGAAAGACAAGCTGCCTCCGCCCAAAATGCGTGAGCAGGATGAAGAGGATGAGGATAACGCGGATGCCCGTCCGGCCGCATCGCGCGCCAGCCTGAACAGCACGCTCAATCAGCCTTTGCCCTCGGTTAACAATTCAAACGTGGATAACCGTCAGCACACGGTCACCAACAATATCTATGCGACAGGTGAGCCTCAGGCGATTGGACAGGCCGTTGCGCAGTATTCCACTGCATCGCCATGGTCCACGTCTGACCATAGCTATAACTCCATGTTTAGTCTGGATTAATTAACCATGATGATGATATTAGGCATGATGCCGTTTGTACGGCAAACCCTTCCCTTCGACAATTTACAGCATGACATTACCTATCGCTGGGCGAAAAACAGCCGCGTGGGGCGTCGTGAGTCGACCCAGTTTTTGGGCGGCGGCGACGATAAAATCAAGCTGTCTGGCGAACTCCGGCCTGAAATCACCGGCGGCAATGTCACACTGCTGGCGCTGAAGACTATGGCCGATGAAGGGCTGGCGTGGCCGCTGATTGGCGGCAATGGCATTATTTACGGCATGTTTGTTGTGACGGATTTCTCGGCCACGCATACGGAGTTCTACAGCGACGGCAGCGCGCGCAAGATAGGCTTTACCCTCAACCTGATGCGGGTAGACGATTCACTAACCAGTATGTTCGGGGACTTAAAAAGGCAGGCGGAAGAACTGCAAAACCGGGCCAGCGACGCAGCGCAACGGGTCGGCTCTGTCATCAACAGCGCCACTTCTGCGCTGAATGGAGGGCGCTGAGATGAGCGATATCGTCCCGATTCCGGTGCCCCTGCGCGTTGCGCCTACGCCGGACTTTACTATCAAAATTGAGACGAAGGATAAAACGGAAGATATTCGCCCACGGCTGATTTCTCTGAAGTTGACGGACAACCGCGGCCTGGAGGTCGATCAGCTGGACCTGGTGCTCGACGACAGTGACGGCCAGTTGGTCATGCCGCCCTTTGGCGCAAAAGTGGTCTTAGAGATAGGCTGGAAGGGGCAGCCGCTTGCAGATAAGGGCTCCTACATCATTGATCAGGTCACCTACCAAGGCGCGCCGGACACGATAACGGTTGTCGCCCGAAGCGCCGATTTTAGCGGCTCGCTCGATGTTAAAATCACTGATTCATATCCAGACATGACGGTTGGCGAGGTTGTGGACAAAATCGCGAAACGTAACGGACTTACCTCCGACGTGCGGCCGGAGATAGCCAGAAAAAAGATTAAGCATATCGATCAGACACAGGAAACGGACGGCACGTTCATTACCCGGCTGGCAATGCTGGTTGGCGCGGTGGCGGCAATAAAAGATAAGACGCTACTGTTCTTTCCCCCCGGGCAGGGCGTGACCGTGAGCGGAAAGCCGATTCCACTCCTGAATCTGAACCGACAGGATGGCGATAAGTATGAGTACAAATTGTTTAAGCGCGACGATTACAGTGGCGTTGAAGCAAAATGGTACGATCAGAAAAAGGCGCAGCAGAAAGGGATAACCGTCAACACGATACCGCCAGCAACACCGGCGGTGAACCCTGTCCATCCGGCGGCCAAAAATATCCCCACAATCGGGCAACAAGACCCGGGAAAAACCTATGTTTTTGGCAGCAATAAGAAGCTGTTCGTACTGAATACGCATTTCAGTAGCCAGGAGGAAGCAGAGGAGGCGGCTAAAGCGAAGTGGCAGGATCTGCAACGCAACCGGGCTACGTTGAAGATCCTACTGGCACTGGGCGCTGCAAAGCTGGTTCCTGAAACGCCGGTCAAAGCCCAGGGCTTTAAATCGGTCATCGATAATCAAAAATGGCTGATTACCAATATCGTGCATACCATCGATAAAAGTGGATTTACCACCTTGTTGAACCTGGAGCTGATGGTTGAAAACGTGGATTACGTCTTAGTGGAAAAACAGGTTGGTTAGATTAAGTCTAATTTAAGTTGCTTTTTGTTTAGTCTTTGGCTAATGTTGTCGTATGCCAGAGAGGAGAACCACCATGATGCATTGCCCAAAATGTCAGACCGCCGCCCATACGAAAAGCAGTCGCTACGTTTCGAAAGAGACGAAAGAACGTTATCACCAGTGCCAGAACATTAACTGCAGTTGTACCTTTAAAACCCTGGAGAGCGTGTCCGGGATTATCGTCGAACCGGCGCAGATCAATACGGTGCCGATGATGGCAAAAGGCAGCAATAATCCGTCACCGCAGCTGCTGTAAGCCCAACCCGCGAAAGCGGGTTTTTTTATGGCTGCGGCCTGGATGGGATCGCTGGGAGATGAGGCTGAAGGCCAGCGCGCCGTTGACGTTTAAGGGGGCGACAGCGCCCTCTGGGAGTTCTGTTAATAACTGTACGGCGGGTAGGGCGCGGGCCCTTGGGGGACAATGGCAATAACTGTACGGGAATGAAAAGATTTCAGGAGTGTCAGCACGACAAAATATATGTCCAGTGAATGGAGATGAATCGTGGCGGTATTTTCGGCAGAAGAAAACTCAGGGTTATAAAGCATTTTGGCACTGAGAGTGAGTCAACAGTGATATTTTAAATTTTGCATGCGAATTCCCTTCTTCCCTGCGGAAGAAGGGAAGGGTCCAAAATCAGTGAACGATATGTGTAAATTTGCTCTCAATCATCACCAGCCCCGACTCTGTTCGCACAAAGCGCGGCGCGGTTAAGTCATCAGCCATGATGTTAACCATCTGGAATAACAAGCCGGTGATATGTTTCTGCAATTCTGCCGGGGCCTGCTGATTCAGCAATACTAACGTTAAAGCGCTGCAATATTGCCGCATTTCTTCCGAGTCTATCGAATCCCTGCTGTGACAGGCTTTGTCATCACCTTTCTCCAGCGTGAGGCGCTTAATCAGGTGTTCTGGCAGTGGTTTGTCTAACAGAACTTTCAAGACTTCCAGTGCAGCCAGCAGACGACCGCACAGCGCCATGCGATCTACAGTATCGTTACATTCAACCAAGGCATCGACATAGCGCACGCACGTATCCAGCACCTGAAAGAGATCGTGCGTGGTGCCGAGCGGCGTTTTCAAGAGGTTTAAGATCGCAGATTCGATAACTGGCTGAATGTCCACGATTTGATGATGGGCGGTTGTGTTACTATCGGTGTTAGCCATAGCGTTGTTCCTTAACACTGAACGTTGTGGTTAAACGCTCCGGTATGTGTTGCATCACTGCCGGAGCGTTGCTCTCTTAAAAGGCCTCGTGTTAGTGTGGTCTTTTATAGGGCTAAACTGAAGGAGTAGGTAGCCACATGTCAATAATAATGCGTGAAAAAAAACCAAAAGGTGGAGGCAAGTCCCCACAATTTAAAATGCGCATTGATCCCGCCTTGAAAAAACAGCTCAATGAGGTTGCAACTGAAGAAGGAATTAGTTTAGCAAACTGGTTGAAGAATCTGGCGAGGGAGGCATTAAAGGCAAGGGGAATTGAGCCGAAGGGATAAATTTGTGGGTGAAATGTTGAGTTAATTATATGTGTAGTAAATGGAAAAAGCTAAATTTCGCTATTGTGAAGTTTTTAATGTGGCCATTACAATTTTGATAAAATAGCTGAGGCTTTGATGGAGTTGTGAGTAAATGAAGCTTTTTATTGTATGGTTACTGCAATGTTTTTTCTATCTTGTGCCGATTATAGTCAGTGTTGTTGGCGCTTGTTTTATTGTGCGATTTGTTCCATTTTATCCTATGGGGTTTTTCTTTGCCTGGGTCAGTATCGTTGCTTATTTTTATGTAAGATATAGTAAGTGGGTTTAATTTTAAATGCAGGATTTATATCTACAATTTTAAATGCCTCACAGTAATATCGTATTTTGCTGCAACCTGTTTATCGATGTAAGCGAAAAAAATTGAATGTTACCCCAGCAAGTCATTTTGAAATTTTGGCTAACCTTACAAGCTTCATTTTCGTTAGACTTAAGTCAGTGAGCAAGTGATTATGAGGTCCCAATTTGAAGTGAGTGAAATCAGTAACTTACTGATCTTTATCTTTTCTTTAGACCGAATAGCAACAGAAAGCGTTGAATAGCGTTGCGCTCTGCTGCCACTTTGCTGCCATTTTGAGAGTTAGCAGAAGCCGTGATTTCCCTGTTTTCTGGATCGAATTGCCAAGCGTTTGGAGTCTCGTATAACGTGCCATCATCATCCATCACCTTCGCGTTCAGCTCCTGAGAAATTTGGAGCATTTTCCGATAGAGAGGAGTTGGTGGCCATTTGGTATAAATGTTACCTTTAGACCAATCAAGCCAGTCTTCTCCGTCCGAACCATCCCCATTCCATATGGCGTTAAACTCTCCATTTCTTGGGGAAAGACTAAGTTCGGGATCGTTATTTATGATATTTAACCATTCATCAGAACTGATTTGATTATCATCGTTTTCAGCCCAAAACTCTGCTCTTGTTATATGAAATTCAACGCCCATCAATTTATTTCCTGTTTACGTACCTTAGGAGAATTGCGATAGTTTCCAGATAATAAGTCAACCCAATCTTTATTGGTAAGGATTCGATAAAACGGTTTTAATCTGTCCTTTATGTAGTTAATTATTTCTGGCTCGCTCATTTTAGACGCTTTGGCAGGATAATCTGGTCCCCAGTCTTCAAACAATTCTTCGTATAAATGATAGTATTGCCAAGTGATTTTGCTAGATAAAAGAGAATTAGAACTCAGTGGGAACGCAGGAATTTGGTGTAATCTGAGTCCGATTTCGGCGACAGATTCAACATGAAGTAAAAACCAAGTTTTAATTCTTAACCATACAACAGAGCTTTCGCTAAGATTCGGCATGAAAATACCTTCTTGGCGCATATAAGCTGAAAGGTAATATTTTACCTCATACTGATCAGGTTTTTTATCTAAGTTTAGAGAGGCGAGAATTAAAACGGTTTCTGAATCATTTCCTGCTATGATTTCCCTCTCAGCCCATTCAGTAATCTCCTTGTCGTAGTCATCAACACGATAAGCTTCAAATGCTTCACCATATGTCATTAGGCAAAGAATTTCGTACAAGTTGTATTGATATTTTTTGTTGTCCATTAACATCTTCTTTAGTCCATTATACTCAAGGGATTAAGCCTCAAGGCCTCAGACAAATGATCCGGTGCCAAGTGCGCATATCGCATCGTCACCTTAATATCTGTATGCCCCAATATCCGCTGAAGTACGAGACGTTCATCATGAAATGGGACGCAAAGGTATGACGCAAAACATGCGTAAGCTGGCCAGCAGGTGTTTCGATACCGGCGCGTTGCATGGCCTTTCTAAAGGCTGAGTAGCATGGTTTAAAGAGCAACTGTGCTTTTCTTGTCGATGGCAGTTCAGCCTGTAATTTTTCAGTTATCGGCACCGCTCGGTTTTTCTTGCCTTTAGTTTTAACGTAGATGATCTGACCGGCGCGGATTTGGTTTCCCTTTAAGCCTTCGGCCTCACTCCATCGTGCACCAGTTGCCAGGCAGATTTTTACAATAGTTGTCAGATCTTTGGAGCGGCTGTTCTCGCATTCTTGGAGAAGGGTTCTGATTTCCTCAATGGTGAGATACGCCATTTCCGATTCACTGATTTTAAACTCGCGCACGTCCTCTAACGGGTTGGGTGCGGTCCATTCATCCAATCGGCGTAACTCGTTAAACATTGCCCTGAAATACACCAGCTCTAAATTGACCGTACGAGGCGTTACCGTCTCCACTCGGTTGGAGCAGGTAATTTTGCCACTTAACCGCTACTCGCGATAAGAAGCAAAAATTTTCGCGTTAAACTTAGTTGCAAGTTGGTTTCCCATTACCTCGCAGGCAAAAGCCATTATGGTTCGCCGCTTATCTGCTTTATCTCCCAACCAGGGCTTATCTTGAGCCTGTTCTTTTATGAATTTCTCAAAGGATTGTGCTCCGCCCTTCATCGCAAACTGGCGGCGAATCATTTTGCCTTCTCGGCCGTTTGAGAAGATCTATATCTGGTATTTTACGACCAATGACGAATTCTGAAAACAAAAAAGCCACCCTTGCGAGGTGGCTTAACTGCATGATTTTCATCACTAAATCTGGTGGCCCCTGCTGGGTTTGAACCAGCGACCAAGCGATTATGAGTCCCAATCCGAAGCGAGTAAAATCAGTAACTTACTGATTGATATATTTTTTTCTGGCCGAATAGTGATGAAAAGTGGCACATAGCGTTGCGCTCTGCTGCCACTTTGCTGCCACTTTAAGCTTTAACTTCTTTAACATGAACTTATTGTAACTCTTAAAAAATTATTGTAGTTTCTATACTTATTAGTTTTACTTAGGTATTTCATCAGCGCAAACCAATGAATATAAATAGTTATTCTGCGATATGCCTGTGAGATGTTAACCCAAAAAGATTATATATTTAAAAAGGTGAATTTTTTGAATGTGATTCCTGAATTTACGAGGAGTGGTGAACTCCCGGAAGGTGTTCACCGTTGTAATGGACATGAATTTATTTCTCATTTCTGTCAGGATGAATACCGTAAACCCTATACCAAAACAATTACCGATATTCTCGATTTTGCAAAAGTTCGTAATTCTAGATATGTGCTTATTGGTGGTTCTTTTGTTACTAATCACAGAGAACCGTCAGATATTGACGTTGTTATTGTTCTTAGAAAAAAAGAAGATATTCCAAGCAAGGGGGAACGACTGATTCTCAGCGGTAAAAAAGCTGACATTATGTTTTGTTCAGAAGACGAACCGCAGCTATTGGGAGCGTTTGTAAAACTTTTCTCCAGGGGGCGGTTTGGCCAGAAATACGGCGTAATGCAAATCGTATTATACCAAGGTGATCATGAGTGGCCAATTCATCATGAGCCTGATGATTACACATTAGAAATCGTAAAAAGAGCATATTGTCACCGAGAGGTTATTGATTTAAACGAACCTGAAGGTGTTCTAGTTACAATTCATGGGTTATTAAGTAATGCATCTTGGAATAGTGAGTTAGTACCCATTTTTAGTAATGATGGTTGGACGGTTGCGCCTTATTATTATGGGCTGAAAACCCCGGATATTTTAATTAGAAAGGCAGAAAGAAGTAAGGTTGTTGATGATTTCCGTGAGTGGATACAATCAATAAAGGATCAGTATTGCCATTCAGCTAATACTAAAATATCAGTTATAGCACATTCATTTGGAACCTATATTATAGGGGCGTACCTAGCTGGTTTTGAGGGGGATCCACCTGTACAATTCGAATCAATTATTCTCACTGGTAGTATTCTTTCAGAAGAATTTGATTGGGGGCGAATGGAAAAAACCTATTCTGTAGGGAATGTCAGGAATGAGATTGCGCCCAATGACCAGTGGGTGAAATGGATGCCTAATAATAAATGGATTAAACTTGATGGCCTTTTTGGAAAGGCTGGAATTAATGGTTTTAAAAGTGATTCTGAGTTGCTGCAACAAGTTTCAACATCAATATTTGACCATAATAATGTAATAAAACGCGATGCGATAATAAAAAATTGGCTTCCGTATTTAAAAGCTAATAGAGGTTTATTAGATGAAAGAGGGTATAAAATAATAATGGAAAGAGTAAAAGAAGATTATGGAGATTAAAATTTAGCGCTTATTGCTATTTTAGATTGGTAAGTTGATTTTAATTTACTTAATAACTTAGAGGAAACGATGTAGTAATGATTTATTATCTTATAATAATTTAAACTAAAAGCCCTGCTATTTATAGAAGAGTTAATGGGTTTAGTAGCATGGCTTCGGATAGATGGTCTGGAGCAAAGTGCGCATATCGCATAGTAACCTTAATATCAGTGTGTCCCAGTATCCGCTGAAGCACGAGAATATTGCCGCCGTTCATCATGAAATGAGATGCAAAGGTGTGGCGCAAAACATGCGTCAGCTGCCCTGCAGGTGTCTCAATACCAGCACGTTGGATGGCCTTTCTAAAGGCTGAATAGCATGGTTTAAAGAGCAACTGTGCTTTTCTGCTCACTGGCAGTTCAGCATGTAATTTTTCAGTTATCGGCACCGCGCGGTTTTTCTTGCCTTTAGTTTTCACGTAGATGATCTGACCGGCGCGGATTTGATTACCTTTTAAGCCTTCTGCCTCGCTCCATCGTGCGCCAGTTGCCAGGCAGATTTTCACAATGGTAGTTAAATCTTTAGATCGGCTGTTCTCACATTCGGCGAGGAGGGCTCTGATTTCTTCAATGGTGAGATACGCCATTTCCGATTCGCTGATTTTAAACTCTCGCATGTTCTCTAACGGATTGGGGGCGGCCCACTCATCTAACCGGCGTAGTTCGTTAAACATTGCCCTGAAATATGCCAGCTCTAAATTGACCGTTCGCGGCGTAACCGTCTTTACTCGGTTGGAGCGAGTAATTTTGCCGCTTAATCGCTGCTCACGATAAGACGCAAAAATTTTCGCGTTAAACTCGGTTGCGAGTGGATTCCCCATCGCCTCGCATGCGAACGCCATAGAAGTTCGTCGCTTCTCGCCGTCCGCCAACGTGATGCCGTGTGTGTTAAACCACAATTCAACCAGATCAATTACCCGCCGCTTGTCTGCTTTCTCTCCCAACCAAGGCTTATCATGAGCCTGCTCTTTTATGAACTTCTCATAGGATTGTGCTTCGCCCTTCGTCGCAAACTGGCGGCGAATCCTTTTGCCGTCTCGGCCGTTTGGGAAAACTTGTGCCTGCCATTTCCCGTTAGGTAATTTGTTTATCGCCATTCCATGCCTTACAAGTATTCTGTTCGGGTGATTACTTTGCCTAAAACTACGATGTCACTTGATTGGCATTCAAATGACGATTTCCCATTCTCAACACGTATTCTTCCACCGGGAAAACGTACCAGTTCTCGGATGCTGACTAACTTATCAATCTCGATAAGCCACAACCCATCGACGATGTCGCCATCATAGGTATCAACCAAATAAGTGCTTCTATCTGCGTTGATGACAAATGGGGCATTCAAGCCTTCGGGTAGTGATGCTTTATCCAGAATGAAATCATCCATAGACTCTAAAATCCCATTTGAGATTTTTTTATGTGTAGCAATCACAACACGGGATTCCTCCACTTCCATAAAGCGTGCACCTTTACCTGTAGTAAGCCAGGTTAGCGATGCTCCCGTTTCCACATGGCAGATAATCACCCAGTCAGCTGGGAAAGTATCGCGGGCTGAACGGTTGGCTAGAGTGCTTTGCGAAACGCCTAAATGGTTGCACAGCGCCTGACGGCTGCTGAATCCGTACGCCTCAACTAAGCGAAAAATCACGTCTTTACCGCCCCGGTTACTCTCTACCGCTTCACGAACCATTTTTGCGTTATGGCGGTTTGTGTTTTCTTTCGTTGACATATCCGTTTTGTGATCCTATTCTTCGGTCTGTGATGAGATGAATAGCGTTTAATAGTGATATCTAATACCTAAACTGGGGAATACTGCATCATGACTCGTAAACTTTCAATGCGCCCTTCAATCAATCTCGTGATTACAGAACCGTACATTACTGTCGAAGAGTTCTGCCGTCGCACTGGTTACAAGGAAGGCACAGTTCGCCAGATGTACCGCGAGAACCGTTTGCCCATCAGGAAGAAGGAGGGCTTAAACGGGCTTATCGAAATCAACATGGTTGCTCTCACTATCGAAGCCGCTTCTGGCTGCGAAATCACAATGCAGGGTTGATGTATCCATATTGGGATATAGAAAGGGATTAATCATGTTTGATTTTCGTGTGTCCACACATAACCACTTTGACGAGGCCTGCCGCCGGTTTGCCCTGTCTCACAATATGAAAGAACTGGCACTTTCCGCGGGCATGAACGCGCAGACCCTGCGCAACAAGCTGAACCCTGAGCAGCCGCACGAATTGACCGTCAAGGAAATGCTGTCACTTACTGACCTTACCGAAGATTCAATTTTAATGGATGGCGCACTGGCGCAGTTACATTGTTTGCCTTGCGTACCGGTGAACGAACACGCCGAAGAAAAGCTATCAGCCTATGTGTTGAAGGCAACAGCAGAAGTGGGGCAACTGGCAGCCGGTGCAATGCGTCAGGATGTTTTAAGCACTTCCTGCCGCCGCGGTCTTTTGCAGAGCGTCAACAATGGCATTCGCTGTCTGACGCTTGCGGCAATCGCTGTGCAGGCACGCATTCATTCCAATCCCACTATGGCATCAACCGTAGACGCGATCAGCGGCCTCGGCGCATCCATTGGCCTGAGCTGAGGGACTGACAATGATTTCACTGGCATCACGCCTTAAGCGTCAAAGCCCGTCCGTAGCCTACGGCAACGGCTGGATCATGGGTGAGAACGGCAAGCCCTGGCGTCCGTGCAACAGCCAAAAGCAACTGCTACTGGGGCTGACCAGCAAGCGCAAACCCACCGGTTTCATGGCGCGTTTATTCAGGGGGTAACATGCAGCGAGCAACAGGCAACACAACCGCACAGCAAGGCCCGGCATCTTTTGCCAAAACTCATTCAACGGGCAATCGTGCTGATGCTGTTAACAAAATGTCGTTTGATGAGTTTCGGAAAAGCTGGCGGCAGCAGCGTGACAATAACGCTAACCCCTCGCTGCGTTATTTCAACCGTCAGAATGACGAGTTTAAATTTTGCGTGTTAACCCTGGCTAACCGCGAAAATCCTAAAACATTTTCACAGGAGGAAATCGGAAAGCCGTTTGAATACTTCGACGAATACCGCCGCGAGTTAATCATCATGGCGATGAATAAAATGGCGCGATGGGGAAAGATATTACCCCGACAGTTTTCTACCGCAGACTGTTTTTTACCTGAGTAAATAAGACTCAAAAAATTAATGGCGTAAACCCGCCGGGCATTCTTTTGCCCTGAATCTGGAGAAGTGGACGATGAGAAATACTGAAACCCGTAATTTTGAAGCTGACGCAGACACACTTAATGCACTGCTGAGCAAGGCCAAAACAGAACAGCGCAGCGATGATGCGCTGGCCGTGTCAATCCGCATCGCAGCGCTGGTCATCCATGCCCGCAAGCACGAAATGAGCGCACCGGAAATTATTGAGCTGCTGGATAAAGAGGCAGAACGTTTTGAGCATCAGGCGCGGGAGCTGCACTAATGGCCGATTCAATGGATTTAGTCCAGGCGCGCGTTGAGGAAGAACTGCAGCGCAATCTCGCTAATGCACGTCGCCAGCCCGCCGGGGCTGGTGAATTCTTTTGTCTGGCCTGCGATGAGGCTATACCGGCTGCCCGTCGCCGCGCCGTGCAGGGCGTTACCCACTGCGTTACCTGTCAGGAAATTAACGAGCTGAAGAGTGCCCACTACAAAGGCGGTGCTGTATGAGTACGATCCTAAAGTGGGCGGGCAACAAAACCCGTCTCATGCCTGAGCTGCTTACTCATCTGCCGCAGGGGCAGCGCCTCGTTGAGCCGTTCGCTGGTTCCTGCGCGGTGATGATGGCAACGGATTACCCGGCTTATTTAGTGGCTGACGTTAATCCCGACCTCATTAATCTTTACCGCCAGATTAAAGAACACGCGCGCCCGTTTATCGTAGTGGCGATGAGCCTGTTTACCCAAAACAAAAGGGCAGAGGATTATTACCGCATCCGCGAAGCGTTTAATCATGACCCGGCTTTACCTCTGCTCGAACGCGCCGCGCATTTCCTTTACCTGAACCGCCACGGCTACCGTGGCCTTTGCCGTTATAACCGTAAGAGTGAATTTAATATCCCTTACGGTAACTATTCTGAACCCTATTTCCCCCTGGAAGAAATCGAAACGTTCGCAGCCAAAGCCCACCGTGCAACGTTTGTTTGTGCGGATTTCCGCGAGACGCTGAGCATGATTCAGACCGGCGACGTCGTTTACTGCGATCCGCCCTATGACGGCACGTTTAACGACTACCACGCAGGCGGATTTGATAAGGCCGCGCAGCAAGACTTAGCCAGCATGTTAACCAGCGTGTCAGAGCGCTGCCCGGTCATCGCCTCAAACAGCGATACCGACTTCACGCGTGCCCTGTTTGATACCTACGAGCTAACAAGTATCAAGGCCGCGCGCTCAATTGGCGTTGCGGCAGGTGATGGAAAAAATGCGGCAGAAATTATCGCAGTGCGCCGTCCTGCTGTCTGGATTGGTTTTAACCCTGCATCATCTTCGGAGGTGGTTGCATGATCGACAAACGCTGCTTTGGTGCGAACGTCATGAATGTGGTCAGCATATCAGGCGGAAAAGACAGCCTGGCTAACTGGTTGCTGGCTGTTGAATCCGGTGTTGAGTTTCAGACGGCATTTGCAGACACCGGCCATGAGCACCCGCAGACCATGGAATATCTGGATTATCTGGAATCGAAGCTGGGGCCGGTTAAGCGTGTTAAGGCTGATTTCACTTCCCGCATTGAAAACAAGCGCAAGTTTATCGCGGAAAAATGGCCCGTATCTCTGGTTGAAGAGTGTGGATTCACTTCTGAACGTGCGCTATCCGCTGTTGCTCTAGCGCTTGAAACACTCAAACCTACGGGCATTCCTTTTCTTGATTTGTGCTTATGGAAAGGTCGTTTTCCTTCAACTAAAGCCCGTTTCTGCACCTTCGAGCTGAAGCATGAGCCAATAAAAGTTCAGATAGTTGATCTCTTAATAGCTGCCGGGAAAAAAGTTATCTCATGGCAGGGTGTCCGAGCGCAGGAATCAAAAGAGCGCGCAATGCTGGAGTCATGGGAAGAAGGTTTAGACATTGGCCCGGGCCTGGCAATCTATCGCCCCATCCTGAAATGGAAACATGAAGATGTTTTCGCCCTTGCTCGCCGTCACGGGATCAAGCCTAACCCTCTTTACGAGCAAGGTTGTAGTCGTGTTGGGTGCATGCCGTGCATTCATGCCCGCAAGTCAGAGTTGGCCCAAATATTCAGTCGCTGGCCAGAAGAGATAGCACGTGTCGCAGCATGGGAGAAACTTGTTGCGCGGTGTTCACGCCGTGGCAATTCCACTTTTTTCCCATCAACACAGGATCCGCGCAAGGCTGAGCGCAGAATAGATTTTATATCAGTTGAATCTCACGGTATTGAAACTTACCGGGACTGGGCGCTGACAACCCGTGGAGGCAGTCAGTTCGATTTGCTGGCAACCGCCACTGATCAAGGTGTCTGCAACAGTGTTTATGCAGGGGTGTGCGAGTGATCGAGCAGTACGCTTACCCGTGGAATGCGCCACGGGAAGCCATCGCCAGCCCTTATCCCACCTATGAGGAAATGCACAGCCGCAGTCAGATGATTGCGGCTTTAGTGCGTGCACAGGAGCTGCTTGAACAGCAGCCAACGTTGATTCAAATCGACGTCAAACGTCGCGTCAACGAGCTGGAAAAATCACAGGGCATTGCCCGCGCCAATGCGTACTTAACGAAAACCTTCGTTGAGCGCACATTGCCGCGTGTTGAATGCGTTAACGAGCAGTACCGGGTTAAGACTATGGGCGCCAGCACCTTTAACCTGCTGGCGCAGAACGCCCCGAAAGAGAATGGCGCGGCGCGTGCCGGCGGCCAGCTGTGGGAGCTGATGAAGCGTTTTAACCGCCTGGCTGATATGTCGCGTGCCGATGTGGACTTGCTGGCCGGTGATATCGCCAGCTTCATTCTGGCCGAGCTGGTGCAGGCACACGCGCAGGCAGTTGATGAGTCAGATTATAAATACACGCACCGCGTCTACATGACAGCGGCGGCTGTCACCCGTGAATTTAATCAGACGCCGCCACTGTGGGATAAGGTGAAGTCCCGTTTCTTTGATCCGGAGGAAGTCACGCCCGCCGTGCTGCGTATGCAGACTGAAAAATGGTGGACGGGGAGGCTGCGCCGCGTGGCTGCGTCATGGCGGGAACACCTGCAGATTGCCCTGGCTAACGTCAGCAAAAAGCACACCCCCTACGCCAGCAGAATGACGGTTTCAGAATGGCGGGAACAGAAACGCCGTACCCGTGAGTTTTTAAAGGGCATGGAGCTGGAAGACGAGGAAGGCAACCGCATCAGCCTGATTGAGAAATACGACGGTAGCGTGGCAAATCCGGCAATACGTCGCTGTGAGCTGATGACCCGCATTCGCGGCTTTGAAAATATCTGTAATGAGCTGGGCTATGTCGGCGAGTTTTACACGCTGACCGCGCCGTCACGCTATCACGCCACAATCAAAACCGGCCATCGTAACCGCAAATGGAATGGTGCCAGCCCCGCAGACACGCAGCGTTACCTTTGCAGCGTCTGGCAGCGCATCCGGGCAAAGCTGCACCGTGATGACATTCGAATCTTTGGCATTCGCGTTGCTGAACCCCACCACGACGCAACGCCACACTGGCACATGCTGATGTTTATGCGTCCCGAAGATGCGGATCAGGTGCGGCAGACAATCCGTGACTATGCCTTTCAGCAGGACAGCAACGAGCTGACCACGGATAAAGCCCGTAAAGCGCGTTTTCATGCCGAGGCAATCGATCCGGAAAAAGGCAGCGCTACGGGTTACGTGGCTAAATACATCTCTAAGAATATCGACGGCTACGCGTTGGATGGCGAGCTGGACGACGAAAGCGGTAAAGAGCTTAAGGAAACCGCGCCCGCCGTTTCTGCCTGGGCGGCACGCTGGCATATCCGACAGTTTCAGTTTGTCGGCGGTGCGCCGGTCACGGTTTATCGCGAGCTGCGCCGCATGGATGACACCGAAACCGCCCACGGCCTGAGTGTGGAGTTTGCCGCTGCGCATGACGCGGCCGACGTGGGCGACTGGTCGGCATACGTTAACGCGCAGGGCGGCCCGTTCGTGCGTCGTGATGAGCTGGCCGTGCGCACCTGGTATCAGTCGGGCGATGAGCTGAATGAATACGGTGAGGAAACCGTGCGTATTAAGGGCGTCTACGCAACTGAGGTTGGCGCAGATACTCCGATTTTAACCCGTCTGGCACAGTGGAAGATTGTCCCGAAACGTGCCGTTGATTTTGGTTTTGACCTTCAGGGCGCGCCCGCGCCCTCTCGGAGTTCTGTCAATAACTGTACGGGGCGTTTGAGATCTGAGGATTCAAACCCGCCGGAAAGTGTGGAAAAAATCGACTTTATAGGGATGAGCCGTAGAGAACGGCGACGGCTGCTGGCCAGACTGAGGGCAGAAAAGCCAGATAAAAAGCACCTTATGTTGCGTCGGCCAGACAGAATCGAGACAGCTTGTGACAAAGTGATCGGCCAGGTCAGAGATTTAAGCGGCGAAACCATCAGTCGTGGTCTGGCAGTGCGACTGATAGGCGGTACGCAGACAGAAATTGCGGGAAAACTGTTCCGCAGCACCTGTTACGGTGATTTAGTGCGGCCATTCAAAAGCAAGGCTGACACTTCACGTAAAGACGAAATACTGAGCCGTTTCAACAGGCTCGCTGAAAGGGCAAAGGCAGCCAACTTACTTAAAGCAGAAAGCGAAGCGCACAAAAAGTAAGGATAAAAGTAAAAAAACATTTCACTTTAAGAATCCTCTAATATACTGTGTTTATGTACAGTTGTTTGTAGGGAGAAAATGTTATGCAGGATTATTTCTTTGAGTCATTAAAGTTACAACGTATTGATTTATTTTTAAAATTAGTCGCATCGAGTGATTGTAGTGAAGATGAAAAGAATCTGGCGATCCAATGGGTGTCTGAGCTGACTGATGAGCTTATGAAAAAGGTCAGAAGCCACGAATATGCCCGTTTGATGGAAGTATCTGAATAGAAGGGCAGGGCTGGATATGGGCGGAAAAGACAGCTTTTACCGGATTGTCTATCGCGGCCAGGTTCTTGAGCATTACAAAGAAGGTGAGTTCATTTTCTTTCAGCGCGCTAAAGAACAAGGTGGCGGGTAATGGCTGGGGCAGACTTTTGATGGCGTTTTTGTATTAACGCTGCCGCACCCAACAAAGTTTTGGGACGGGTGGGAATATCTGATCAGGTACGCACGCAGGCCGCCGCCAAAGCCTAATGTGATCGAATCCGGTGATACTTTCCCCCTTTTCTGAGTGCTGATGCGAGAGTGCATGTCTATGCTGCATGAATCCGCATGATCCCAAAAGGATCGTTTACCCTCTGGCCCGCCAATACTGGCGGGCTTTTTCTTAGGTCATGCAGATGCATGAAAACCACTACATAAAGCGGGCAGGCGTGGCGGGGCTACGAGCGCGCGCTACAATGGGTAATGAGTAACTACGCATTATCTTAAAGTTACAAATAGACTTATGTTTCCGCTCTATCACTCAAATTGAACTGAAAAGCATGTGCTAACCTGTAGTAAGTACATTCATTGATGAGTGGATAATTTTGAGCGGTTTCTGTACTTGGAACGTACAAAAAAAAGAGTATACTGCGCACCTTCTTGATGTCATTCTTGTTTGGTTAGTTTAAATTAGTTTAACAGTTCACATCTGATCAAGAGTTGTAAATGGGACGTCAAACTCACATTGGGTACCATAACTGCCGCGACGAAGGCGGGTACCAATTCCTTAAAGAAAGCGTACCTTTTCTTAGTGGTAGTGGTGATAATCAATGGCTCACTCAAGGTTATTACTTTTGGACCGATAGTGATTATTGGGCAGAACGATGGAACTATGGTCGTAAGACTGCTGTCAGTATGTTCACCATCACCTTTCATCGTGATGATGAGCTACTTGACTTGGTAGGCAACTCGGCTCAAATTTTTGAGTTCCAGAAAATGCGCATAAAAGTTGCTAGGCGTTTAAACATAAGAGACGTTTCAAGAGTTACTGTAAGCCAAGTCATAGCTTACTTTAGAAAGCTCGAAGGAGCCCAAAAGACAAGGGGCGTTTTCCCTTATCTGGCCGTCAAGGCTCAGGATGCAGCCAAAGTCTCTTTTTTTGAGAAAATGAGATTTACTCTTAAACGCCAAGAAGTACTCATGTGCTTGACCAGGCAGCAAATGTGTGTGTTTGAGCAAGCAAGAGACAGAATTACTTACAATTGCTTTGTATCTCCGAGCGAGTACAAGGACTAAGGACTGGAGGAAATCATGCTTTCCTTTGAAGAACGTATGGCTTTGTTGGACATGGCTTTAGAAGAACATACGCCAGAGTCTCTTTTTGAAGAGTTAAGTTCGTTCCCTGCGTATGGCCCATCGCTGGCGAATTTCGTTGTAGATATTGTTGATGAAGTAACTCTCGTTGAGACTTCTAATGCAGAGGTCTGCTATCAGGAAGAAGTTACTTTTACTTCTGAATCTACAGAGTACAGTGAAGCGGCCTGATGAAACTGAGACTGCAAGAGAGTAAAGTAAATCAACTTCTGTTCGTTGATGCAGACGGTCAAACAATTGAGACTGAATTTAGTCTGGGGTTCGAACCAGTTTATCATGAAGATAATCTGAATCTTTTCACCATAGTGTTTGATTTCGCTTACATCACCGAAGATGAGAAGTACTTACGAGTTGATTATCAATGCAACTTTACTACTGATGGGGAGTTAGATGAAAAATTCAAGAATTCTAAGTTTCCTATAGTTAATGCTCCGGCCATTGCCTTCCCTTTCTTAAGGGCTTTTGTTGCTAACTTTTTAATGAGTAGTGGCTACAAACCTATCTTGCTGCCAAGTATTAACTTTGTTAATTTTAGTAAAGAAGATATTTCTAAACCAGAGTAGCCGTGTAAGCGGCTACTCCATCATGATGTTTTTTTAGCTTACCTCCCTTGAGTGAGTTCTAGGTTGTAAGAGCAAAAACGCATCACCTCCTCTCCTAACCAAACGTTCAATTCTTTCATACGTTCTTGCAATGGTATTAATTCATTTCGTACAAAAACCTTACTGGCCTTCTCAATATCCCCGAATCCGCCGGTGTTGTTAGGAATAATCCCCATCAGCTGAGGCGGCACGCGATGCACGGCTAGCATGTCATCGCGAGACACGTTTTTGATATTCAGAAACTCATCCTTGGCCGCCACCTCTGACAGCGGGATGATCTGAATGCCGTCTTTCTTCCCGTTCGGGCTATACATAAACAGATTGCGGAAGTTGCCAGGGCCCTTAGCGCTTTTCATGGCGCTGCGGATGTTGTCAACGTCCTGCTGGCTCTGCGCCGGGTCGGTCATGTACATGATAAAGCCCGCATGACTGCCGTTGATGTAGTACTTACGGCGAAACAGCGTGGCCGACTCATTCAACAGAGCGGACGGAATGGCCGACAGATAGCCCGGCACGCCGTAGATTTCCTGATTGATGTCCGGCTCCATCAGGTGAAACACGCTCCCCTTTGTAAATTCATACGGCTCAGTGTTGAGGCCGTAATGCGCATACCAGTAGATGTCGAGGTCAAGCCCGCGCCGCGTGTATTTGGCAAGCGATGGCTCAAGTTTTAGCGTGGTGCCGAGGCGGCTGGTGCGCTTCTCCAGGTACGCGTTGGCAAACACCAGGTAATCCATCGCGAAGCGGGTAAAAGCCTGCTGGCTCAAAAGCGGGTGCGGGATAAAGGTACTCGCCAGAATGTTGCATTTAACACTGATGGGTGAGCTGTGATGCACGGCGGCGCGGAACGTGCGCGCCAGCCCGTCAACGCTTACGGGCGGCTCATACCAGCGGTCATTGATGACGCACTCCACGTAGTCCAGCAGTTCGCGCCGGTCGAGTACCGGGATCGGGTCGCCAAAGGTAAATGCCTCCGAGGCGGCTGTGCTGGTCATCTGTTCCGGCTGCTGCACGGGCTGCGTGCGCGTGCGGTTCCTGCGTCTGCTCATTAATACATCTCCACAATGTTCTGCGTGTGTGCCGCCTGTCCCTGCAGCGGCTCATTTGCCAGCGCGTGCATGGTCGCCCAGGCTAAATCGCCGTGACTGACTTCCTCGCTGCGGCTGGTTTCATAGGTCGGACGGTTGCCGCTGGCCGTGGTGGCCTTACGGATGGACATAAACGACTGCGCGATATCGAGGTGGCTGGCGTCAAACTCCATTCGCCCGCTGCTTATGGTGTCGTAGGCTTTTAAGACCAGGGCATTTTTCACCGTCGGGTTATAGACAAACTCTTTCACCTGCGGGAAAAAGACTTTCACGTTCTCATAGACGCCGAGGCCGACGCCGGTCGAGTCGATGCCGATGTAGGTCACGTTGTACTGCTGCGTAAGGCTTTTGATGGCGGCGGCCTGTGCGCGGAAATCCATCCCGCGCCACTGGTGACGCTCAAGGATGCGGAACTTGCCGCCCGGCACGGCTGGCGGGGCAATCACCACGCAGCCCGCGCTGTCGCCGTTCTGCGTACCCTTCGCTGGGTCGTAACCAATCCAGACCTCTTTCCAGCCGAACGGGCGCAGTGCCAGCGCTTCGAAGTCGTCCCACACTTCCCAGCTGTCCACCATGCATTTCTGCAGCATGGAAAGCTGGAACACTGAGGCGAGGTCATCCATAAACACGCACATCAGCAGGTTTTGATAATCCTCGGGGCTGTAGCGCGTGCGCAGCTGCTCTAGGTCGAACAGGTCACAGCCTCCCCGCACGGCATCCTCAACGGTGACAATCTGGCGAAACTGGCCGTCGGCACACAGGCGGCCGGCGGCAAGCGACGCGTGGCTTAAATCAATATCAACCCGGTCGGCTTTGACGCGGCCCTTGTTAAACTGTGCGCCTGACCAGAACGGATAGGCGCTGTGCGTGAGGCTGGACGGCGTGGAAAAGTAGGTTTCACGCCATTTCTTGTGCAGCGCCATGCCGGAGGCGACTTTCTGCAGTTCCTGAAATTTCGGTATCCAGAAATATTCGTCAAGGTACAGGTTGCCGTGGTAACTCTGCGCCGTGCGGGCATTGGTGCCGAGAAAGTACAGGCACGCACCGTTAGCCAGCGTCATCGGGTCGCCTTTCAGGTCTACGTCAGCCTCGTGGGCAAACTCCACGATGTACTGCTTGAACACGTGCGCCTGCGCCTTACTGGCCGACAGAAAAATCTGGTTGCGCCCGGTGGTGAGCGCATCGATCAGCGCCTCACGGGCAAAAAAGAACGTCGCCCCTATCTGGCGCGATTTCAGCAGGTTGCGAACGGCGTATTTATTGCCCGCTTCCCACCACTGGCGCTGGTAGCCGAACATCGTGCTGTGAAAAATGTCCTGCAGCTTTTCGATCTGCGCGTCGCTGAATACGTTTTTTTCAGGCGGTTTGCGCGGGCCTTTATTGCGGTTTTCGACGTTGGGGTTTAAATCCGCCTCATTGCCGCCGTTGTTAAATTTCCCGATGCGCGCGTGGCGCTCTGACTGCCGGGCCAGCAGGTCAATTTCTTTGTAGTCCTTTCCCTCCTTCACCTCTTTCATGACCAGCTGGCAGTAGCGCGCGGCGGTGGTGAGCTGCATCTGGTCAAGCGGGCCGTAGTCGCCCCACCTGTCGCGCTTTTTCCAGCTGTGAACGGTTGCGGGTTTCTCTCCCAGCATTTCAGCAATGCGGGCGATACGGTATCCCTGAAAGTACAGCAGCAAAGCCTGTCTGCGGGGATCGAGGTCTGCGGGGGTGATTGTCGTTGTCATGGCCCCAAAATACGGCCCGCCCGCTTCCTTTTCTGCCGCCCGTGATTGTGTGAATTACGGTACAACGTCGCCGCGTTGTTTCAGTGCCCCCGTCGCCGCAAACATAGGGACTCACAGAGTTTTTATCTAACCGGAGCCTGGACAATGGCAAAGAAAGCAAAGCGTTTCCGTATCGGGGTGGAAGGTGCCACCACGGACGGGCGCACCATCGAGCGCAGCTGGCTGGAACAGATGGCGGCCAATTACGATCCGGCTGTTTACACCGCCGTGATCAACATGGAGCACATCAAGGGTTACACGCCTGACAGCGCGTTTCGCCGTTTTGGTGTGGTTGATGCGCTGGACACCGAAGAAATCAGTGACGGCCTGCTGAAAGGCAAGCTGGGCCTGTACGCGGTGATTAACCCGACGGATGAGCTGGTCACGATGACCGGCAACATGCAGAAGCTTTTCACCTCAATGGAGATTCGCCCGGAGTTTGCCGACACCGGCGAGGCGTATCTGATTGGCCTGGCCGTGACCGACGATCCGGCCAGCCTCGGCACCGAACTGCTGCAGTTTAGCGCCAGCGCAGGCGCAAACCCGCTGGCAAACCGCAAGCAGCATCCTGACAACCTGTTTACCGCCGCCACCGAAGCCGTGATCGAGTTTGAGGACGTGGCCGACGAAAAACCGTCCCTGTTTAGCCGCGTGTCCGCGCTTTTCAGCAACAAACAGAAATCGGATGACGCGCGTTTCAGTGACGTTCACAGGGCCGTCGAGCTGGTCGCCACCGAGCAGCAGGCATTCAGCCAGCGAATTGAAACTGCCCTGAGCGAGCAGACCAGCAGCCTGCAGGTACAGCTGAGCGCAGAAGCTGCAGCCCGTGAGCTGCTGCAGGCGGATTTCAGCCAACTGCAGGAACAGCTGAGCCGTGAAGACGGGCGCCAGGACTTTCGCCCGCGTACGCCCGGTAGCCGCGCCGCAAATTAACGCGTCATTCACCATCGTGCAGCAGCCGGGGGAGAGCCAGGAGGATCTGGTTGATAAGGTGATGCGCAGGATCAAGGCCGAACAGCGCCAGGCTGAGGCCCGCGCGCGCAGTTCTTACCGTGATCAGGGGGGATTTGACGAATGATGATGACGCTGGGGCTGTTCGTTTTCATGCTGGAAACGGTGCCTTATCAGGAGCTGCAGCTGCAGCGCAGTTGGCGGTTTCCGTCCAACAACCGCGTGGGCTTTCGCCCGTCGCTGCAGTTTGCCGGGCCTGACACCGACACGCTGACGCTTTCCGGCGTGCTGCTGCCGGAGCTGACCGGCGGCAGGCTGTCGCTGTATGCGCTGGAGCAAATCGCAGAGCTGGGGCGCGCCTGGCCGCTCATTGAGGGCAGCGGCACCATTTACGGCATGTATGTGATTGAGAGCCTGAGCCAGACTAAGGCCGAGTTTTTCAGTAACGGCGCGTGCAGGCGCATTGAGTTCACGCTCACGTTAAAGCGTGCTGATGAGTCGCTGGGCGAGATGTTCGGCAGCCTGAGCGGCCAGCTGGATGCCATGAAAAGCGCGGCGGCAGGGGTGGCCGGTAAAGTGACTGCAGCAGTGGGAGGGCTTTTCTGATGATGCAGGCAGAAAGCTGGGTAAAAGGGGCGGCCAGCGCCCCGGCGTTTCGGCTGACAATGGAGGGCGCAGACGTCACGCAGACCATACAAAAGCGGCTCATCAGCCTGACACTCACCGATAACCGGGGCTTTGAGGCTGACCAGCTGGACATTGAGCTGGATGACGCGGAAGGCCTGCTGCAGCTGCCGCGCCGTGGCGTGGTGCTAAAGCTGGCGCTGGGCTGGGAGGGGGAACCGCTTATCATCAAGGGCAGTTATACGGTTGATGAGATTGAGCACAGCGGCACGCCCGACCGGCTGACGCTTCGCGCACGAAGTGCTGATTTTCGCCAGACGCTGAATACCAGACGCGAAAAGTCGTGGCACAAAACCACGGTAGGTGAAATCACCAAAGCGATTGCCGAAAAGCACAAGCTGGATTTAGCGCTGGGTGCCGACGTTGAGAAAATGGCAATCGACCACATCGACCAGACCAACGAATCCGACGCCAGTTTCCTGATGCGCGTGGCCCGCCAGTGCGGTGCGCTGGCCTGCGTGAAAGATGGCAAACTGCTGTTTATCCGGCAGGGGCAGGGCAAAAACGCCAGCGGCAAGGCGCTGCCGGTCATCACTATTCAGCGCCGTGACGGAGACAGTCACCGCTTTACCCTGGCTGACCGTGACGCCTATACCGGCGTGATTGCCAGCTGGCTGCATACGCGCGAGCCAGCGAAAAAGCCACTAACGAAGGTCAAGCGACGCCGCAAAACCACGGCGAAGAAAAAAGAGCCGGAAGCGAAACAGGGCGATTATCTCGTCGGCACCGATGAAAACGTGCTGGTAATGAGCCGCACCTATGCCAACCGGTCAAACGCAGAGCGGGCAGCAAAAATGCAGTGGGAACGGCTGCAGCGTGGCGTAGCGACCTTCTCGATCCAGCTTGCGCGCGGGCGCGCAGAGCTTTACACCGAAATGCCGGTAAAGGTGACGGGCTTTAAAAAACAGATTGATGATGGCGAATGGATCATCACCACGCTGACGCACAGCCTGAGTGCTGACAACGGCTACACAACGAGCATTGAGCTGGAAGTGAAAATTGATTCATTGCAAATGGAATGA